TCTGACAACATTATAGCCATTCATGCTATTGTCAGGAGAAACAACAAACTGAGCAGTACCAGTAGCCTTTTCAGTTGTTTTTAAAGTACCAAAGTCAGCAGGTCTACAGATGTAACCTAGAGAACCAGTTAAGGCGTTATCATTAGCAACAGCACTTTCCATGGCTACGATCTCAGCCCATGTTGGGTTAGCAGCAGCAAAAGTAGTAGTGTTAATACCTGAAGTATTAGCAATACCTGTTGGTTGACCACTTGAACCTGAACCAGCTAAAGCACCCAAGTCAATTGCAGTAGCGATTGATTTTGTTAGGTCATCTCTGATTAAGTTCTCAACATCTAATGAAGACTGTTGTAATAATAGTCTTGTTACATCAGTATGTGCACCAATTACTTTAGGAGACATAGTTACTGAACCTGAAGTGAATTCACTTTCAGCAGAATCTCCGCCTTCTGTTGCAATCCATCCAGCAGATGCACCAGAAGTTTTCTTAGGTATTACAACATTTCCTTGTAATCCTCTAAGCATAGTAGCACCAGCCTGCATTACTGATGACTCATTTCTAAGCACATCAATAAAGTCATTTCCTCTGTAATCTTCAGCTACTAGAGTTGAATCATCAGATGTGTTTAAGTCTCTTTTACCCCAGCTTCTTAGAACTTCAGCAGGAAGCATAATGCCTTGTGCATCTTTGCCATACTGTCTTGCAGCTTCAGCAGAACATTCAAATTCAAATGCTGCTTCTTCTTGTGCTCTTCTATCTGAAGGGTTTGCCATTGCTCTTATAGCTTTAATTAAGCTAAAGTCTCTGACTTCTTCTTTAGTCATGCCAACATCTGAGCTTACTTCTAAAGGCTCTACGTTTGATATATTATCAAGTAAAACTCCTCTAAACTGTTCAATTGACTGACCTTCACTAATTGCCTTGTGAGCTAAATCTCTTCTGTTGTGTTTAGCAGCTAAATCTAAAATTTCTTTTGAATTCTTTTTAAATTCTGACCTAGCTTCTGTGACAACCTCTGATCTAACTTCATCAAGATTTATTTCTTTTTTGTTGTCTTCCGACATAATAATCTCCTTATTAAAGTTTAATTCATTTTTAGAACGACCAACCCCAACCAATCTTGATTGATCTGCTGGTATAGATACTGAACTAACTTCCATAGGTGACCATTTGGCTCTATAGTAATCATCATTATCTCTAGTTTCTCGTTCTAGTTTATCAACTCGGTAACCGACTGAAATATTCATTCTTATACCGTCTTTTACGTCTTCAAACACTTCAGAAGCAAGCTGGCTCTTACCGAACCTAACTACTGCAATGGTTCTTTTAGCAGTTTCATCTAGTTTGAATTCCTCTATTACTCCTATCTGCTTAGTCATGTCATGATCTAAGAGAAGCGGAGCAGTTCCGCTAGCTATAAACTCCATGTTTATGTCACCAGCTTTGTGTGAAAGAACTTCTTTACCAAAAGACCTCTCAACAGGCTCTTCGCTTGAAACACCAACTCTAACTCTTCTATTATCCTCATCAATGAAGGAGTCTCTAGTAAGGTCAATAGTTCTATACCTCATAGGCATATCTACAACCTTTCTTTCCTCTTCATCATTGTAAGAACTTTCAGAATCAACCGCTTCTAGCCCTTCACCTTCATGTTCTACATCCTCATGTTTCTCAAACTCAACTACAATAGTTTTATCAGTTTCAGTAACATTAAGGATATGTCTATCTTCTTTATTATCCATAGCCTTCTCCTTGTTTTTGCTTGATAAAGGATGTTTTTCAGGTAGCAGATCAGTGTCATGCTCCCCTGACTTGTATTTACCAGTCCTTAAGACTCGTAAAAAATTATTAACTCTTGCCATTGCCCATTGCTCTTTTGAGCTTACATTAGGTCTAACACTTGAGGGATTAGTGTTATAAGCACCAATACCTCTGTTGTAAACCTTTTGCAATGTAGAGTATGTTGTTCTTTTGGCTGGGTTATCACCAACGTCTTTGTTATGTTCTTTAGCCTTTTCTCTTAAAGTGTCTTCTGTTCCTCTTTCTTGAAGGCTTCTATCATCTTTCATTTGATTTACTAGCTTTCTTGACCAGCTGAATCCAGCATCTCCACCCCATAATGCCCAAGCTATTCTTCCATTTGACGGATAGCCCTTCTCTCCCTGTCTGAATCCTTGAGCTTTTTTATCAACCTCATGTCTGCTGAAAAAACTATACATCCTTTTAATGGTTTCATCAGAAAGGTTTTCGCCATTTAAAATTTGATTTGCTCTCTCAGCACCAATTCTAGTGCCACCTCTTCCATGTTCTTTTCTCCAGTCCAAGCCCTTTCTAGCTTCGGACTTCATGCTTTGAGTTGGCTTACTCATCTTCTTGATCTCCGCCATTGATATTGGCTTCTACTGGTTGTTTCTGACCAAATGGTTGATATGCTAATTCTATTCCATACTGTTTGGCTAGTTCAATCTCTTTTTGGTGTTGTTCAAATAATTCTTCTGTGTCTCTTCCATACGCAGCACTAATATCAGAATATGTGACTGTTCCATTTTGCAAGCCTACAACATTTGATTGCATTTCTTTTAAAGGGTCAATCCAAGCAAAACTTCTAGGTATGTAGTTTACAGAATTGGCAAACTTGTCTACCTTTTCTTGGGGTAGTGATAAGCCATCGGTTCTATTTATAGAACTTCTAATCCAAGCTTCAAAAACTGGATTAATAAAATGCTCAATTACAAACTGTTGATATATCTGATAATTACTTCTATCTTCCAAAGCACCCTGTCTAATTGATGAGTAATTTACGCTTGTTAGGTCATTAGATAATGAGTGATAGGAAACATTTAAACCTGAAGATATACTTCTTAATACGCTGGTTGTAAATGAATCAAAAGCAGATGTTGGGTGTGTAGGGTCAAATGCTTTAAAGTCCATGCCTTGAGGTAATTGTTCAAATACACCAGCCTGTGCGTTCATTGTTGGATTAAAGGTGTCTTCGTATTCACCATCACCAACATAACCATCACCATCAGGTGAGGTAAAGAAACCCATCTTGGATGCACCAACTCTAGCTGCAACTATTTCTGCTTCTAAATAACCATTTAACATCTTCACATTAGCCATGGCTGTTGAGACTGCTGGGACTCCTCTAGTTTGACTTGACCTATCTTGAATATATGCGTGTATTATTGTATCGGCTGGAACTCTCTCGGTTGTATTTGAGCTTGCATAGCTTCTGTCATAAGGATGTTCTTTAAAAAGATGATAAGCAACTGGTTTGCGGTGTTTGTTTAGTTCAACACCCATAACAATTTCATTACCATTCTTTAGTTTTTCATTTTTATTTTCATCAAGATAATCAGCTTCTATAAACTGAATAGAAAATCCATGACTATAACTCTCTCCACCAATCTTTCTTATCAAAACCTCACCATCTCTCAATAAGGTTTTTACAAACAGTTTCTGACAGTCTAGAAAAGACATTTGACCATCTACTGTACAAGAACCCTTTTTTGACCAATCTTTCCAAGCGGACTCTATGAGCTGGTTTGCTCCAAGGTCTAGCTTACCCATATTTACTGGGTCATCTAGTCTCGCCTTGGAGGAAACTCTTATGCCTTGCTTACCGATAACATTAGATACCATTAAGTTAAGGTATCTTGAAATATAACTATCGTTCTTAGCCAAATCTCTTGATCTGTCTCTTAATATTCTTATGTTATCTTTTATGTCAGCATCGGCACTTGATGATCTTGTAATAAAGTCTGCAAATAGTCTTCCAGTGCTAGCACCAGTATAATTTCTTTTGCTAGCTTTTAATTTTTTTTGCTTTGGCGAATCTGCACCAAATATTCTGTTATACCATGCCATTATGTGTAACTCTTAGGTGTAGAACCAGTAGAACTACCAAAATTAACTTTGATAGTGTTTCCTGACCCCTTTTTGTTTCTAATTCTAGCTAATTTAACTTCTTTTAGGTATTCAGCGTGATATCTATCTCTAAATGTCATTAATTCATCAATAGATAGTCTTGATAGCGATCTTCCGCCTAAAGAGAAGGATGATTGATCTATTGTAGCTCTTCCTTCTATTACAGCTTCAATAGCATCTAAAACTTTCTTCGCATGACTTCTTAAATCAGCATTTGTGTCTGCTAGGTTAGGTAATATAGTCATATTACCCTCACCAACCTGTATTCTAGCTGAATCAGATGTTCTTGTTATATAAGAACCCCATATATAATCGTGTGGATTATAGTCATCTGTGGTTGTTGTTGGTACTTCTATGTAATAAGTGTTGTCTGCTTCAACAGCATTGATTGTAAACTGATGGTTTCCACCACCACCTGAGTCACAATGAAACTCATAAGATAGAGAGTAAGAGCCAACTGGGTAAGTTGATGCTAAATTGTCTTTCTTCCAAACCCAGTAATCACCAACGACTAATTCGCTAGGCTCTTGAGTTGGATAGTTTTCTCTGTCAAATTGATTGCTCAAGCAAAAACCTCATAATGTTTTAGATATATCTACATCTAACACTATGGTTTTTTACCTAAAAGTCAACACATATAAAAAGAAATGTCAAATTACTTCCAAGAAGTAGCAAAATTACCCCTATTTATACCTCTTTTTGGCCTTTTGTTGTCTTTTTCAGGAGCTTTTGAGGCATTTGTAAGTATTCTTTCCTGTATTGTATCGTAATTAGGGTTCAGTATGTATATAGCAGCAAAATTGTAACAAAGCGTGTCAAGAGCTTCATTTCTTGGCCTTATTTGCTTCCAAATGAGTGTTTTTCTACCTCTAACGAACTTTGTAACCCTTTTCTCTGCTGTAAGCTGTTTAAAATACTCTTCATCAAGATCAGAGCAAAAATGTAGTGTTGTATCTTCAGGTTCGCTTGATAATCTAGCAAAAATGGCTTCTTTGGCACTATCTACACCAACACCATACAAAACAGCTTTATTTTTACCTACAAATGTTGGTCTATTTGCTATTGGCTTTCCTGCTTGTGATAAACCCTTAATAGCAAAAACCCTTCTGCCCTGTCTTGGTTTTGTAAATTGATAGACTTGGTTAGTGTGATGTCCGCCTGAGTCAATACAGGTACAAGATATAGTCAAAACCCTACCAGTCTCAGTCTTGAATCTCTTTTTAAGGTAATTATCAAGTTCCTGCCAAACATTAGCAGCATTGGGGTCACCCCAAAAGATTTTATACTCTATAACCCAAGATTCGTAATTAACACCCCAACCAACCATTTGTAACTCTAGCCTATCTTTTTGTGTATCAACACCAGCAGTTAAGACCAAAACAGCTTCGGGTATGGTTACAGAATCATAATTAAGCCTTCTTTCTAATAATTCCTCATGCTCAATGGTTTCACCTTGTTCTTCCCATGATTCTCCTAAAGCAGTGTTAATCCATGTTTTTAACATTTCGGGCTGTTTCTTAGCTTCAAGGAATGATTTAGCCATATCTGCCCATGTTGACCATACAGAATATAACTCTGATATGTGAAATCCTGCTGTATCTGATTTGGGTTCAGATGCTATCCACTCACCATGTTTTAACATCCATTGTTTTTTGGACTCATCAATAACAGAGCCACAATGCTCACAAGCGTATGTTGCTGTTTCGGGCTGGTTTTCTTCCCAAACCACGTTTTTCCACTTTAAAACCTGTTTCTCATTACATTCAGGACAAGGTACATGATAGTAGCGTTTATCCGATTCCTCAAAAGCAGTTTCTATTCTTGATAGTCCTTTTATAGTTGGCGTGGAACACATATATATCTTCTTGTTCCAAAAAGTAGTTGTTCTTTTGGTTGCTAGTGATATAGGGTCACCCTCTGCTCCAGCAGAAGATTCATATCTATCAACCTCATCAGCAAGTACAATTCTGATTGGCCTTGATGCCAACCCTGATGCTGAGTTAGAACCAACTATGTTTAAATTACCACCTGCAAACTTTTTAGACAAAACTGTATTACCACTATCTCTGCTTCTTGGGTCTTTTACACAATCTCTTATCTTTTCAGAATCACGAATCATAGTAGCAAGCCTATCTTTGGAAAACGCTTGAGCCATCTGAAGTGTCGGTTGCATGATTAGCATAGGAGCTGGGTCTTGGTCTATGTAGTAACCTATAACATTTAGCAATACCTCCGTTGCACCAATCTGTGCACTCTTGCAAAAAACTATACGCTGGATATCAGGGTCATTAAAAGAATCCATAATTTCTCTTTGATATGGTGCTCTATCTGTACGCCATGCTCCAGCTTCTGCTGAAGATTCAGGTGATAGTTTTCTGTAGGCATCTGCCCAGTCGCTAATCTTTAGATTCGGTGGTGGAGTCCATGTTTGGTTTGTCTCCTGTATCACCTTTTCTATATTTTTGAGGTATTCCATCTTGAGCCAGTTCGTTTAGTGCTTCATGCACTTGTTCTTTTATTATAAGTTCAGCTTCAGCGTATTTATCAACAGTTATGACCTGATGTGCAATTCTTGATGGTAGTCCTAGAAGTTTAGCTCTAGCATTAGCAACATAATCAACCCAAGTCTCTTCAACCAATTCTGCTGGTATTAGTTTAGCTTCCATCTCTTCAACTTCTAACTCAGCCTTTCTAGCTTGAGCAGCAGTTAGTTTTGTTTTCTCTTCAGTTATATCACCCGAACCATCTTTCTTGGTATATCTAGCAGCTTTTCTTAAAAAGTTTATATACTGAACTCTGCAAGAGTCTATGTTTACTGGCGATCTGCCAGCACCGATGGTAAATACACCTCTTCCAATAAGGTCACTTACGCTTTGTGGTGATAAATCTAAATGTACCGCTAGGTCTTTTCTTGTAGCCAATGTTCCATAATGTTTTTTGGTGAACTAATACTCAATATGTTAAATATATATGATTCAAAGCACAATTTCAAAGACTATGTTTATATTATAAATACAGTGAATGATATGGTGCTGTCTCTACAAAAAGAATGGGATCTTCCCTC